GATCTGAGGTCTATCATTAGGCAACAATACAGTTGCCCACGGTAATACCTCGGTAGGTAAGTCTTCTAGGTAGGTAGAGGATCCATCATCATTAGTTTTACCTTTCTGATGCCATCCCATGATACGAACTTTGACCCTACCTGTCTGAGCAGGATCTTCTACGCTCTCAACTTCACCAATCCACCAGGAGAAACCATCTCTACCTACAAAGTCAGTCTTAGTTCCAAGCATTATGTCAACGTGTGATTTAGGTTCCTGGCATTATTTAGACGATCAAACTGAAACATACCTTCATCGGGAGTTTTACCCCAAGCAAAGTCACCAGTTTCTACATTATATCCAGTATCTAGTGATCGATATACATCACCATTGAACTGAATACTACTGACTACCCTAGTATTTCGTAAGATACATTCATCTTGAACCTCACCAAACCACCATCCATCAAAGTATCCCCATTGTAGATTACATCCTGGTTCGTCAGTACCTACATTATGTGCATGTGTAATAACACTATGCTCATCTAGATGCTCTAAGGTTAGATGGTAGTGGCGATATGGTTTATCTTCGCCTTGATAGTTATACCATTGCTTCAATTCTAACACAAGATCATCAATCTTAGTGTATAAGATGTTAATCTGTGGCCATTTAGTAGGATTAGACTGTGCTTGTTTCTTATTCCTATAATGACCAAGAATCATATTCTCAAATAAGGTCATACCATCCAGTAATAATCATTTTCTCTTCATTGGGTGCAGGTATACCATGATGCATATGTGTCCAGTCAGCAGGCCAAATAAGAGTCAATCCTTTGGCAGGTCTGACCTTTGCTTTCTGCTGAGAGAAATATGTTTCCCCACCCTCTTCAATATCATTTAGGTATGTCATCCATGCCATGATCCTACCATTGCATGATGCATGATTCCTAGCACGTTCACAGTGTAGTTTCTTGAATCCTCCACCAGGTGGATAACATTGAATGTTAAAGTCTTCAAGCAAATCCCACTCAAAACTTTGGAGTTGTGTAAAAAAGTCACAATAATTTTTAGTGACTTCTGCTAACTGATCAATATAATCTGTGACTCTCTTATCTTTAATATATCTAGGAATCGTTAAGTCAATAGATTCTTTGATGTCTTTATCGATACCAGCACCACCACACTCTCCCTCTTTTTGTTCAAGGTAGTCACATGTATTGTAGAAGTCGATCAGTCCATCACAAATTTCTGGACTGATCTTACCCCCACCTATAAAACTGTAAGGAGCGTCAATGTCAATGTATTCCATAGTATCTTTAAGGCCCTTGCCCTGCGAACCCTTACAGTGTTGAGTATAATACTTTATCTATACTCTGTCAAGTCAGTCCTCGTAGATCAGACATTCAGGTTCTGATGGGTTCTGATCACAGAACATTTCCAAGGGACTAGGATCGTGAGAATCGTTAGGATGTCCTTGCTGCCACAGTAGGAGATCGTTTAGTTCAGATGTGAGGTGACGCTTACGTTGTGCTGAGCACTCCGTACCGTTTAGTTCTTCTACATCTTTGTTGATGTGAGTTGCGATATCTTTCATCGTGATACTTCAATTAGTATGGTACTATTTATTATAGGCTGGTAATGAATCTCTGCATAAAAACAGTTCTGTGGTCATTCCTGTGTTAGAATACACATGTTTGACGCCTTTTATGAGGTATTTACCCGAAAACATACGATCTTTTGGCAGTTTATTCTTATTCTTCTGTTGAGATGTAGGTATCTTCACCTTAATTACAGCACCTGCGAACATTCTGGTGTTTCCTGGTACCTTAATTGTTAGCGTATGCGTATTTAATAGGTACCAACGTTGAGATGCATATGATGAAGCATTAAGAATACTTGCACTCTCTTCCTCTGCACCACCATCCATATTGTTTGAATCCTGCTGTGTCATCTTAGGCAGAATTTTCATTCTGGATCTAGTTGGGTGTAGTTCAAGAAACTCTTCGATTGCTTCGAGATCGTATGGAAACTCTTTCTCTAAGGTTGATGCTTTCCCGAACAGTTGTAGGATTTGTGATACCACAGGACCCATTACAGTGCCTTCTGGACCTTCTTCATCGGTAGATGCACCTGAGTTTGGTAATGTACTCATTGTGGGTGCTGCCATCACAACACCAAAGGTTGTTGTTTTGTAGATACCATTCCTAAGTTTTTCTAATTGATTAGCACGATCAGGATATTTAATACTCTCAATCCTATTCATATCTGCTACTGGATCATTACTATTCACATTTTTCTGTCCATAAATGAATTCATTTATGGCATTTTGCTCACATAGCATATCAATCGATGCAAAATTATATCCATGCTTATTCTGCCAGAACAAAAATCCTGCTTGCTTCTTAGAAGTTCCTTTCTTACCAGTCTTACTATTCTTACCTTTACCTACTCTGGAAACTTTATCAGTTAGATACGATATAGCATCAACAGGTCTCCAATTAGGGCAGATCACATTCATTGGAGTGTGTGCCTCAACGAAGATATCTTTGTTAGGTATCTTTAAATGCTTCTTCAACATCTCCTGAACAAGATCTGGTTTTCCATTCTTCACACCAAACATACCGAATGCACGGTTTGCTTCATTGAAGTACATCTGCTCTGGCGCAAAGTGTAGGATATACATCTTTGCTCTTTCTGATTTCAGAACAGAACCAATCTTATACATCTTGAAGGTTGCTTTACATCTACCTTCCTTCTTTCCCTCCTCCTGACCAGCGAACGTGGAGAATTCAATATCCAGCATCTCAGTACCAAACAATCTGGTATCTAAATCTGTGGAATCCAGAATACCAACATCCAATCGAATGAATGGTGAATCAATCGATTCAAACCAAACAAATTCACTAATGATACTTTTAATGTCAAGTGGTTGATTATCACCACGTAGATGTAAATCTGCTTTGGTTAGTTTATAAGACTTAGTGTCTGCCATTACGCTATGCTAACAGGTTGGTTAAAGATATCCGATGTAATCCCAAACCTAGGTCTGGCATAATCATTTGCTGGTATTATATAGGGTTCACTACTACCACCACCGCCTGATGGAGCAGCAGCAGCAACTTCGTCATCACTACCACCCTGAGGAGGTAAGGTAGCAGCAGAAAGACCACTACCTTCTTTTGCTTCTGCTGCTGCATCATCTTCCTTCTTCTGCATTCCTGCTAGAAGATCTGCACCAAATGTTTTATCACTAGGTGAAATGCCACCATCACCATCCATTGCTGATGCATCTGATGCATACTTCTGCAAGAGACCCACCTTGCTACCGAAGTTCTCCATGACACTTTCCATGGTGACAGGTTTCTTTTGTTTTGCATCACCACCACTTGTATCTCCACTACCTGTTGATGGTTCAGTTGCACTCAAAGTATCTGCTGATGTGCCCTGTGAAGTAGCACTCACACCATCATGAGCACCCCAACCCATACCATCAAAGATCTTTTGTTTGCCATCCTTCATGACGATATCACCAGTCTGATATTTCTTATTAGGATCAAACTTAGGAATACCACCTTTCTTCACTTGCTTCAATGCTGTCATGATCTTGTCAGGAGTCATTGCACTGCTTTGACCTGGATAATGGAACTTACCATCCATATTAGGTAGTGACGCAAACTCCTGAGATAATCCTTGCATGAATTCTCTATCAGTCATCTTACCCGCTAACCAGGATTCTGCTCCACGCGCTTTTAAGTTTGCCTCAATAATAATCTTATCTTGATTAGCAGCATTGTATAGATCTTTATCTGGATCTAAACCTGCCTTTCTTGCTCGTTCAGCAAGGAAACGTGGAAGTTGTTGATACTTACCTACTGCACCTGATGCCTGACCAATAACCTGAGAAATGGTCATCTTAGTAGCACCTGGAAGAGTGGTACTAGGATACATCGCTTCATAATTACCACCAGATTCTTTACCAGCAACCAGATTCAACAACGGTGCCCATTTACCACCCGAAGAGAATCCATCCATGGCACTAGCATCTGATGCATAGTCTGTCAACATCCCAGTGGATTTACCAAAGAAATCCATAATTGCACCAGTGGACTTATATTGTGCCTCTTCCTGTGTTGCACCCGCCCCAGGGGACGCGCTAGACACCCCTGAGGGGGATGTAGAGGTGGATCCACTAGGACTGGATACAGTTGTCTTTGCTCCCTTGACTGGTGCTACTGATCCTGATGATTCTGCCACGGTGGAATCACCACCCATAAATCCTCTCGCCTTAGCGCGAATGATATTACCACCAGATCCTTTCTCTCCGTTCTTAGTGAGGTGCCAGAGATCCCAACGTGCTCCATCACCACCCCATGCCGTAGGACCATAGTTATCATTGCGAGGTAGTTGACCATCTTTACCAGATGCTGCCTCAGCATGAGTCATCACATTCTTAACATTAATATCATTAGGAGACCACCCTCTGTTCTTTGCAATATTAGCAATCTCTTTGGACATTGAAGTGACTTGATCATCACTAGGCCAACGATAATTACCTGCCCCACCTGACATCGCAGCGAGAGACAATCCAATACCTGTACTATTTCTTAAATATGTGTGTGCAACACCACCTCTTTGATCATAGGGGTGTGCTCGATATACACTACCATCACCTTGAATGATACCGTGATACTTTCCTTTCTGCTTAAAGTTACCACCACCAGCGGTCCAGTGCAAGAACATCTTGCCACCTTTCGCCATCCTATCCATTCCAGAAAGACGATTCTCTTCCTGTGAACCATCACGACGGTGATTCTTTGTGCCAGATAACTTACCACCCTTAGCAAATGCAGGGAGTCCATAACCACCCGCTTT